TATCTTCAAGCGACCTTTATGGAAACTGGAACAAACAATTTGGAATCGATACTTAAGCGTACCCTTCCAATGCTTGAAGGGCAATGTAGCGAAAGCACATGCAGGAAAATGATACGAAGTAGGAAAATTTGTGTTTTCAGCCCAAATGGCTGGATCAACACGGGCATTCCACAACAAAGTGTCTGGTGCAGTTCCGATGTTCCAATCAAAAGAAGTGACGTAAGACTCTCTTTTTGCAATTTCCCGAATGTTCAATGGATCAGCTGGACCTATACCCGAAATTCTAGGATCTATCGTGAGTTCTTGCTTATCATCCACAGTCAACTTTGAAACGTTGTCTGGTACATTTGTCAAAGCTAAAGAACTAACCTGTGTAGGACGATAAGATTCAGGTGTCTTGGTGATAGGAGGACGTGAATACCCGAATATGCGAGCCATTCCTGCAATTGCTTTGGAACCTATTTCTGTTGCAGTGGCAAATGGACCTATATAAGGTACACCCTTCAAGTACGCAGCGTATTTAGCCACACTAGTTGCAGGTCCACTAACCACACCACTTCTATTGGCCTCATCAATCTCACCAGACTGGGGTGTTAAAGTATCTTGGTCAACGGACGTCAAAACACTCATAGATACATCTTCAGCCCAAGCAAAAACAGTAATAGTGACAACATCAGTAGCTCCATTAGCATGCTTAAGTTGGTTCAAAGTACGGAAGTAAAGAGTACCCATTTCACTCCACTGTGACTCCACAACCTCAAAGTAATTCTGGTAGTTGAACATAGGCAATTTGAGTTCACCACCAGTAGAAGTTGTAGGATTCAAGAAAATATGAGGCTGTTGACTAGCCTGAACTAAATCTTCCTTAATAAGAGCAGCGTTGGTTGAAAGCGTATCATACACATCAAAAGGTAAATAGCTCACTAGCATTCTACCATATTGAAAACCATTGCCATTGATGACGACCTTGACTCAAAGATTAGCTTTCAGCAAAGAAAAATTTGTTAGCCTATTTGCAACACGTGGATTATCAAAGTACAAAC